TGAATTGGTTGCACCCGCTGAAGGCTTTACCGTTGTTGCTACGGCTAACACAAAAGGTAAAGGCTCCGATGATGGTCGCTATATGTTCACCAACGTTTTGAACGAAGCCTTCCTTGAGCGTTTCTTAAATACGTATGAACAAGAATATCCACCTACCGCAGTTGAAAAGAAAATTGTGCGTAAGGAAATGGCTGCATTCGGTCGTGAAGATAATGAATTCGCCGACTTGTTGGTGACTTGGGCTGATATCACACGGAAGACCTTTGCTGAAGGTGGTGTGGACGAAATTATCTCCACTCGCCGTCTGGTGCACATCTGCAAAACTTATGGTGTGCATGGTGATCGTTTGAAGGCTGTTGGCTTGTGTCTGAATCGTTTTGATATTGATACCAAAACATCCTTCCTTGATCTGTACACTAAACTGGATGTTGAGGCTACAAAAGCCAAATTGCCAGCGGATGAACAAGCTGTTCCTAAATCGGTACCAATTCCCGCTGATGAGGAAATTCCTTTCTAATTAGCGCATGTTTACCGCCTAGAGTATTGATTTACTCTGGGCGGTATGCTATCATAGCGTTATGAGATTTCGATCACCTCTCATATATCAAAGTGTGATTTTATTATGGAGTTCTTATGAACGTAAAACAGAAAATGTTGCTTGCTCTGAGCAAAACCGAAGGATACAATACCTTTACTACCGCACAAGCCCGTGTACGATTTGGTGTTGCCAATGTCGCCGCACGGATCAATGAGTTGCGCAAAGAAGGTCATGCTATCTACACCAACACCAAAACTCTGGAAGATGGTCGCAAGATCAGTTTCTATCGTTTGGGTAAGCCAACTAAGCGCATGTTGGCCACTCAAACAAAAACAAAGCGTGTTGCCACTTTTGCCTGATTGATCAACAAAATCTGATCAAGGGAGTGATATATACTGTATCACTCCCTTTATTTATGGAAACATTATGGAAATCAAAGTCAAAATTGAAGAATTGAAAAAGAACAAACTGTTCATTGCCACTCCGATGTATGGAGGCATGGCCCATGGCATGTATATCAAAGCGAGTTTAGATTTACAGGGACTCATGTCCAAATATGGAGTTGAAACACGATTCTCCTTCCTATTCAATGAGTCGCTAATCACTCGCGCACGAAATTACTTGGTCGATGAATTTTTGCGTTCCGATTGTACGCATATGCTATTCATTGATTCTGACATACATTACAGCCCACAGGATGTAATTGCTATGTTGGCACTAGATAAAGATGTTATCGGTGGACCATATCCAAAGAAATCAATCAACTGGTCAAACGTTGCACTGGCCGCACGGAAGCATCCTGAATTGCCTCCACATGAGTTGGAAGCACTTGTGGGTGATTATGTTTTCAACGTTGTCAAAGGCACTCAACAATTCTCAGTCACTGAGCCACTTGAAGTCATGGAAATTGGCACAGGCTACATGATGATCAAGCGTGAAGTATTCCCGAAACTAGAAGTCGCATTTCCACAATTGCGTTACAAGCCCGATCACGTTGGGCAAGCCAACTTTGATGGCTCACGTTACATTCATGCATACTTTGATACAATCATTGATACTAAAGATAGTGCAACTGGTGGTGGTTCTGATCGGTATCTGTCTGAGGACTACATGTTCTGTCAACTGTGGCGCAAAATTGGTGGTAAAATCTTCCTATGCCCATGGATGAAAACACAACACATCGGTACATATCCATTCACTGGTAATATGGCCAAGATCGCCGAGCTAACTGGAAGACTGTGATGCCTAATTTTACTGATGATGAAATTGTCCATGTGAGTGTAACTGATTCAACACCAGGACCGACACCTGGTCGTAAATTTGATGGCGATAAGTTGCGTTACGATTTGATACCGCCATTAGCATTAGAGGAAATGGTAAAGGTTCTGACGTTCGGCGCACAGAAGTATGAGCCAGACAACTGGCAAAAAGTACCCGAATCTAAACGCAGATACTTTGCCGCCATGCAACGTCATCTGTGGGCTTGGAAACAAGGTGAAAAGTTGGATCCAGAATCTGGTATTCATCACCTTGCACATGCTTCATGTTGCTTATATTTTCTGTATGAGCATGATGTGAAATATTCTGTTGACAAAGCAGAATGAATGTTGTACAATTGATTTTTTATTGGAGTATATTATGAAGCTATCTAAAGACACACTGAGTATTTTGAAGAATTTTGCAAACATCAATGATGGAATTGTCTTTCGTCAAGGAAATGTTTTGCGTACCTGTGACGCACAGAAACAGGTTCTCGCTGAGACTACAATCGGTGAAAGCATTCCCAACGATTTTGGCATCTTTGACTTGAATCGTTTCTTGTCAGCACTTGATCTTGAGGGTGAGAATTCTCAACTTGAGTTTGATGAATCTACCAAGTCTGTTGTTGTCTCAGCAGCATCTGGTCGGAGCAAAACAGTGTATCGCATTTGTGATGCAAGCAACATCAAGAATGCACCAGAAAAAGGCGTTACTATGCCTGCACCTGATGTATCATTTCAGTTGTCACAGGAAGATTTGGAACACATTGTAAAAGCATCTGGTCGTCTTGCCACGCCACACGTTGCTGTCAAGTCTGATGGATCAAAAATCTTTATACATGCATTGGACAACAAGAACACCTCCGCCCATACAAATCAACTTGATGTTGGTAACGGAAACGGTAAGCGATATACCATGTTGTTCAAAACAGAAAACTTGAAAATGATTCCTGGCACATACGATGTGTCTATCTCATTCAAGGGTATCGCAAGTTTCAAAAATACCGCAAAGCAGATTCAATATTGGATCGCAACTGAGATTGGTTCAAACAGCGAAGCCTGATTGTCCCGTTCAAATTGATTTATTTTTTATTATGAGGTATTATGGAACATCTTTTGTGGACGGAACGGTATCGTCCTAAAACTATCGCTGAGTGTATTCTTCCTGATCGTCTGAAAGCTCCTTTTCAAGAGTACGTCAACAAGAATGAAATCCCAAACCTGTTGCTACATGGTGGCGCAGGTGTTGGTAAAACTACTGTTGCTAAGGCGATGTGTAATGAGGTTGATGCAGACTATCTGGTCATCAACGGCTCAGATGAAACTGGTGTTGATATGGTACGAAGCAAGATCAAAGACTTTGCTTCCACTATGTCATTCACTGGTGGGCGAAAAGTCATCATTGTTGATGAGGCTGATTATCTTTCACCAAACGCACAGGCTGCATTCCGAAATGTTATTGAAGAGTTTGCATCCAACTGCTCATTCATCTTCACATGCAATTTCAAAAACAAGATCATTGACCCACTACACAGTCGCTGTGCAGTTGTTGACTTCACTCTGAAAGCTCCAGAGAAAACTGGAATGGCTGGTCAATTCTTCAAGCGAGTCTCTGGTATTCTCGCTGAGGAAAATGTCAAGTTTGATCCTAAAGTAATTGCTGAGGTCGTGAAGAAACACTTCCCAGACTTTCGCCGCGTACTGAATGAATTGCAGAGATATTCATCCAACGTAGATAAGACTATTGACGTGGGTATTCTGTCGCAAGTTGGTGACGTAAGCATGAGTGAAGTCATCAAGTTTTTGAAAGACAAAGACTTTGGTGCATTGCGTAAGTGGGTTGCATCAACTGACATTGATCCTGCTACACTGTATCGTAAACTCTATGATGGAATGTATGATGTATTGCAGCCACAGAGTATTCCTCAAGCTGTAATCATTCTCGCAGACTATCAGTATAAACATGCATTCGTTGCTGATGCTGAAATCAACACCGTAGCATGTTTGACTGAGTTGATGGTTGGTGTGGAATTCAAATGATCAGAGATATTTTTGGAAATTTTATAGTTACTGCTAGTGACTATGGTGATAAAATCCGACAAGAATTGAAGCATACAAATCTTATTTCTGTGAAGCCTAAACTTCATACAGATAAAGGAGTGATTGCAGATGACTTCATTGATGGTGCAGGAATATACTTACTGTATCGGAATGATGATCTAATTTATATTGGACACACTAATAGCAATGTGAGAATTCGTCTCGGTCGTTTTTTCGCTGGAGTTAGAGGAACAGAGCGACATGATGAGTCGCATCCTGCCGCATACAAATACATAAAGTTGTATGGACCTA